CCCGCAACGCGCTCGCGCGACTCGGGCAAGCCAAGAACCTCACCGCGGCGGAGCGGAAAAAGATCCGCACGCGCGCGAATAAAATCCTGGAGAGATAACCGGTGCCAGTCAATACTCCGCGAACGGATTACGACGCCGCGGCGTCGATTTGGGAGCAGATGCGCGCGGTCTACAGTGGCCGCGCGGCGGTGATCAAAGCCGGCGAGAAATACACCCCGAAACTGCCGGCGGCGTCCCCGGCGGCGCAGGATGCCTATCTCAATCGCGGGAACTTCTACAACGCCCTCCGGCGCACCGTGACGGGCCTCGTCGGGGGTATTTACCAAAAAGCTCCGCGCTTCGATGTCCCGGCACGCGCTCGACCGTGGCTCGACGACATCACGCTCACCCATATTCCGATGGGGGCGTTCGCGCTCGAAGCTACCTCGGAAGTGTTACTGATGGCGAGGTTCGGCGTGCTCGTGGAAATGGCCAGCTCGACACCCTACGGCGAGACGCGCCCGTATCTCGTGAGCTTCACGGCGGAGAATATTATCAACTGGCGCACGTCCAATCTTGGCGGCGATGACGTGCTCACGCTCGTCGTGCTCCGCGAGACACCGACCGTCCTCGACGACAAAGACCCGTTCCAGGTCAAGCCTATCGAGCAGTATCGCGTCTTGAGTCTCGACGAAGACCTGCGCTACACCCAACAGCTCTGGCGGCGTCCTGACCAGTCGGGTGACTTCGCGCCCTACGGGGAGGCCGTGATCCCGCTCCGCCGTGGGGAGCCGCTGAACTTCATCCCGTTCACCTTTTTTGCGCCGTCTTACTGCACACCGGACATTAAAGATCCACCGCTCGTCGACTTGGCGAATATCTCGCTCGCGCACTGGCGGAACTCCTGCGACCACGAGCAAGGGCTGCACCTCGTCGCGCTCCCGACGCCCTACGTGTCCGGGATGAAAGGCGGCGGTGACGATTCAATCCTCCAGATCGGCCCCTCCACGGTCTGGATGCTCGACAAAGACGGCAAGGCCGGCATGGTCGAGTTCACGGGCGCGGGGATGAAGTCGCTCGAAACGGCCCTCGAACAGAAGCAGCACCAGATGGCGACGTTAGGGGCTAAGCTCCTCGAAGAGCAGCCGACGCTTGCGGCGGAAACCGCGACGGCGGTCCTCGCGCGGCACGCCGGCGAGCACGCCACGCTTCGCACGGTGGCCGAGGCGATGCAGCAAAGCCTTCGGCAGATTCTCCAGACGATGTCGTGGTGGGACGGGCTGGAGTCGCGGCCCCTCGATGTCCCGGTCGAAGTGACACTCAACACCGATTTCTTGCAGGTGAAGGCGCAGCCGCAGGAAATTCAGACGGCGTTGATGACGTTGCAAGCCGGCGAGATCAGCTACCAGACCTTCTGGAACCTGCTCACAGAAGGCGGATGGGCGCGGAATAACGTCTCTGCTGACGAAGAGCGCCGCGAGATCAGCCGCGAACCGGACCAGCTCCCGCCGCCGACTGAGGAAGTGATCAAGGTCGAGCGATGAGCCACACGGAGGATCACCGGGAACTCACCGACCTGGCCGACACCTACGAGCCAAAACTGCAAGCGCAGTTCGAGCGCGCCGCCAGAACACTCCAGGCCGGGGTTAACCTTGACCGCCTGACCCTCGCGCTGGCCGATGGCGACCCGGACAAAGCGTTCCGGGCCGTGCTGACGAAAACCCGCCTCGACGACGCGATGAATCCGTTAGAAAAAACGATCCGCGACACGCTGATTCCACGCGGGGGGAGACTCGGTGCCCGAATCCTCAATCAGCGCTAAACCTCTCGGGTTCGCGTTCAACGCCAAGAACAGAGAAGCGCAGCGGATCGCGCGGGACTATGGTGCGGCGCAGATTGACCTCATTGATACGGAAACAAAGAAAGCGGTGCGGACCATCATCCAGTGGTCGATCCGTGAGGGGATCGCGCCACGCGATGCGGCGAAACTTATCAAGGAAGCCGTTGGCCTCAACCGGCCGCAAATTCTGGCCTTGATCGACTATGAGCGCCGGTTGCCTCCCGAGATGCCGACCGCTGTCAAATTGAAAGCCTACAAAAAATACAAGGCCAAGCTCGTGAGACGCCGGGCCATGATGATCGCTCGGACGGAGGTGATCGACGCGCTCAACATGGGCGCAGAGGTCGCGTGGAAGCAGGCCCAGGGCCAGGGGCTCCTCGGGAAAGGAGCGAAGAAGGAATGGCTGACGACACCGGTCGGCGCGTGCAAGATTTGCTCGGCCCTAAACGGCCAAAATGTAAAAATTGGGGGGAAGTTTCAAACGCCCCGAGGCGCGGTAAACGGTCCCACGGCGCACCCGAACTGTCGATGCGGGTTGGCTCCGGTGCCTTAATGGATTTCTCATTGCGTCGGGAAATAAGTAGGACATAACCGCCGGTTATGTCTCACGCCGAGTTATAGATTGAGGTTTGATTATTCTGTGGCCACCCGCGGCCACGCATAGCCACCAGCTCGGCTAGTAATAGCTAGAGGAGGGGATCACATGATATATAGTTTGGTTTGCGGAGGGGCATGCACCGGTACAAAAGCACTCCAAGATCTCGACATGGTCACCCGATCAGTGGCGGAGGAAAAGCGGAAATATCAGCTGCTGACCGTGGATACACGTCATCTTAAAAAAGCTTTACAGCGTGTGCGATATACGCAGCACACGCTTGTCGATCGCGACCATGCGGAGTGCTCGTGGTGCGGGCATGTGCGGCGGTATGGGCGTACGGTCGACCCAGTACCCCGGACACATTGACAGGCTTTCCGCCCTCGCGTATGCTTTGTTTGGCGTGCTGAAACCTGTTATTGATTCACTCGACCAAGTCCTGCCGGATTTGCGCCAGCATTACGTCTCCGACGGGGATACGTTCGTCCTCCAACTCGACGGCGATCCGCACGGTTTTGTCAGTCGCAGCGCGCACGCCGAGACGGTGAACAAGGTGGCCGAGTTTCGGGACCACAATATCGAGCTCGAACAGGCGCTCGTGAAGAGCAAGGAATCACTCCAGCGGTTCGAGTCTATCAATATTGACGACGCTCGGGCGGCACTCGCGCAGGTCCAAGAACTCGGCAAGAAGGGCATCCGCAAGAGTGCCGACGTCGACTCTGCGGTATCCTCGGCGCTGCAAAGTTTCAAGGCGACGGAACTCGAACCGCTGCGGAAGCTCCTGACCGAGGAGCGCGAAGCGCGCGAACAGGCCGATCAACAAGTGGCGCAGGCCGCGTTCAAGGGGGCCGTGCTGACCGCCTTCCGCGCAGCCGGGGGCCAGGATGCCGCGGTCGATTTCGTGGTGAACCGTGCGAAGGATGTCTTCTCGGTCGACGGCGACAAGCTCGTGGCTCGACCGGGGATGTATTCCACCGACTCCCCCGGCGACCCGTTGGGGCTGTCCGAGTGGATGGCCACGCAAACTAAGGACATCAGTTTCGCCTTCGGCTCGTCGAACGGGGCCGGCGCGCGGCACGGGGACGGCCTCGGGACGACCGTGGCGGCTGGCGTGAGGATACTCAAAAACCCGACACCGCTCGAACTCGGAGCGAATGCGAAGGACATCCGCGCAGGGCGCGCGGTGGTTATGAACGACTAGTTTTATCTCGACCCACCCAGAAGCGCCCCCGGCTCGGCGAGTCGTGCGGCGCTTGATCACGGCGCGGCGCGTCGTGGCCAGTTTCCGGCGGAAGCTGCCTGTCTTCAGATTTTTTTGAAAAGGAGCTTCCCGTGGCCGGAACATTAGTCGATACAAACGTGGTGCAAACGGCGGTCGCGATGGGTTTGGATGCCCTTCGTGAGAACGTGGTCCTCCCACGTATCGTCAATCGTACGTATGAGGAGCGCATCGGCCCGAGCCAACGTCAAGGCTCAACCGTGAACGTCGCGGTCCCTGCGTCAATCACGACCCGCGCCGTGACCGCAGATGTCGTTCCTCCGGCCGTGACGGCCGTGACTCCGACAAGCGTAGCAATCAGCCTCTCGGAGTGGAAAGAGGCCCCATTTGCCATGTCGGACCAAGCGGTCAGTCAGGTCCAGGCTGGAATTATCCCCATGCAGTTGTCCGAAGCGGTGAAATCGCTATCCAATACAATCGATTCGTTTCTCTGGTCGCTTCTCTCGTCTGCGACGAATCCGATCTTCAGCTTCACCGGCACGGCCGGCACCACGCCGTTCGCGTCAAATACTTCACAGTATCTCGACGCGCGGGCGTTGATGAATGCGCAACTCGCGCCGATGGATAATCGTTACTGCATCCTCGACCCGGACGCCGAGGCGAACGC